CCGTACTACACCAGCCTGACGGAGGAGTCGGAGGCGCTGAGCTTCGCCCCGGTCGACACCGCGCTGCCGTGGAATCAGCATCTGCGCAAGAACCTGCGGCTGTCCAACGACAACGGCGACATCATCGTCCCCGACCCCGGCTCGCTCAATGCCGGGTTCAGCCGCGTCGTGTCCGGTGTCAACCCTGGCCGGCAGTTCCTGGTCTTGCGCCAGATCGAGTCCAGCAAGACGAACCTGCCGCTGTACAAGATCGACGGCTACGCCCTGGCCCGGCTGAGCAACATCGGGAACTCGAAGAAGGAGAAGGACGACTCGGAAGCCTCCGAGCTGACCTACGACCCCGAGCTGGACGGCATCATGATGGCGCTGGCCCCCAACGGCCAGGGCGAACTGGAATACCAGCCGATCCTGATGCACACCTGGTACGGCGGGTCGGGGTGGACCGCGCTGGGCGGTGTGCCATCGCTGTCGGCGACCCCGCCGGTCGCGACCGCCACCACAGCTTCGCATGCCATGCTGGCGTTCGCCGAGCCCACCGGCCCGGGCGACCCGTGGACCTACACCGCCCAGCAATCCAGCGATGCGGGTGTGACGTGGGGTCCGGCGATCGAGCCCGACGACGTGACGGTCGCCGGCGGCACGGTGACCCTGCTGCTGGCCGGGCTGACCGCGGGCGGCTCCAAGCTGCGGGCCACGGTGCACGCCACCAACGGCGCGACGGCGACCACCCCGATGTCGAACTCGGTCACCATCACATAATCCCCCGCCGGGTGGGCGTTTTGGGCGCTTCGCGACCGTCCTGGGCGGCGCCCACCCGGCGGGTTTCCACCTATCCAACGCCCAGGAATCGCCCACCGCCCGAAAGGATCACGCCCCCGCATGACCAAACAGCCCCAACCCGATGAACCCGAGGACACTGCCGACCTTCCGACCAAAAGCCCCGACGCGGGAAAGTCGGCACTGGAGCAGGCCCGGATCTATGACTCGGTTCTCGCGCCGATCACGCTCAGCTTCGACGACGGTACGACGATGGACATCCCGCCGAACCCCTACCTGCGCGTCCTCGACGATGACCAGTTGATCGCCTGGGACAAGCTGCATTTCGAGCGTGACCACACCTATGACCGCGGGCCCGATGAAATCGTCGCCGTCGAGGAACGTGAGATCACCGACAAGCGCGGCAACGTCCTGACCACCATCCCCGCCGCGGCCGAGACCCGCCCGGGCCCGCTGCTGTTCCCTTACCGGCGCGCCGGTGAGCTGATCACTCCCTCCTGGGAGATCCTCGAGGTCATCGCGGCGATCGGTCAGAAGCAATACGACCTGGCGCGGTCCAAGACGATCGACGGCGAGCGGGTGGCCGTCAAGCACTTCCGCAAGGCGTGGTACCGCGTGGAAGAACTGCTGAGGGAGCGTCAGACGGCAGATCCCAAAAGTAATGGGGGCGCTGTGGATCTGGAGGCAGTTCCCCCGCCAGATAGCCAGTGATCTACACACCCGCGGCCAGCACATCAAGTGCTGGCTGCGCGGCACCCGAGGCGCCGACGGCGACCTGATCCTATCGAGCTACGAACTGCTTTACCTGCTGGAGTTCCTGCCAGAGGATTCCGCGTTCAAGACGCAGGCCGAGCGCGGCGGCCGCTGGCCGGTCAAGGTGGCGGCGCTCGCCGAAATCGCCAACGAGGCCTACCGGTTCCGGTCCTCGTGGCAGGGTTCCAAACTCGGCGCGGACGGGATGTTCGACACCGCCCCGATCGAGTTCGTCGACCCCGTCGACCGGGCCGACCGCAAACGCACCGAAGACGCCGTGGATCTGGCGGATCGGCAGGCCCAGAGCGCAATTGACGCCGAACTGGGCTACTCGTGACGCGCGTGACATGAAGGGAGGGTTGAGCATTTGGGCACCATCTACGCCGACGTTGTAGCGCGCCTGGATGAGCGGGCCGCCCAGATTGTCTCCGACCAGCTCTCGCGTGAGCTCGACGACATGGGGCAGCGGGTAAACGCCGGATTGTCCACCCAGATGGCGGCGGTGAGCCGCGGGGCCTCCGCGATGGGCGCCTCGGTCGGCCGCGGTGCGCTGGTCGCCGGTTCCGCGCTGGCCGGTGTCGTCGTCGCTGCGGCCGAGGTGGGCGAAGCCCTCTACGGTGTCGGCGAACGTTTCGACGCTGTCGGTGACAGTATCGCGGTGCGCACCGGAAAGATCGGTGAGGACCTCGACGGACTGAGCCGGTCCATCGGAAACGTCGCCGCGGTCACCGCCTCGTCGATCGAGGACATCGCCGACATCGGCGCCCGGGTGTCGCAGGCCTTCGACCTGTCGGGCCGCCCGTTCGAGGACCTCACCAAGCAGATCGCCGACCTGAACCGGATGACCGGCGAAACGCTGAACATCCGCCAATTCGGCATGACGCTGCGCGGATTCGGCGACGACGGCGCCCAGGCGACCCAGGCGCTCGACCAGTTGACCGCGGTGTCACAGCGCACCGGTATCCCGCTCAACGAACTGGTGAACACGCTGGGCAGTGTCGGCCCGGCCGCGCGCACGCTCGGCCTGGACATGGAAGACGCCGCAGGCCTGATTGTCAGCTTCGAAGAGGCGGGCATCGACGCCGACAAGACCGTGCAGGGCCTCAACCGGGCCGCCGCGACATTCGCCGAGAACAACATCAACCTGAGCACCGGCCTGGCCGACACCATCACCCAGATCCGGGGGTTCATCACCGCCGGCGATGAGGCCGCCGCAGTGGATCTGGCGGGCAAGGTGTTCGGCACCCGCGCCGCGCAGACCTTCGTCGACACCATCCGGCAGGGCACCCTCAACGTCGACACCCTCCATCAGGGCCTCGGCAATACCAGCAACACGATCAGCAAACTTGATCAGCAGACCGCGGACTGGGCGGAGAACTGGACGATCCTGAAGAACCGGGTGTCCGAACTCGCCAATATGGCGGGCGGCCCACTGTTCGATGCCCTCAACAAGGCGCTGGGAGTCCTCAACAACATCATCGCGGCGCGGGTCGAAATAGACGGCGGCCGGATGGGGCCACACCTGGGTGTCACCCCCGTCAATCCGTTGGACCAGCTGGCGCCGGGAGTCTCGGGGCCGGCACCAACGGGGCCGACGGTGCCGCCCGTGAACGACTTGTACGGCCCCGACACACCGCCATGGCTGACGGCGATCCTGCCGCCACCCCCACCGCCCGGTGGCTACCCGGCGGGACCTGCGCCGCAGGACATCGCGGGCGCACTCGCCGACAAGGAAAAAGGCGCCGGACCTAAAGGCCCACGCCTACCGCCCGCACCGTCGGTGCCCTACGACCTCTCGCTGCCACCCGGGATACCAGGAATGCCGCCCGACGCCTCAGTTTTCGGCGCCGAATCATCATTCCTGGATGCCCGCCAGAAGCTGGCCGAGAAGCGTGCACGGCTCACCCAGCTCGAGCACACCGAGGCTGCCACCGCCGACGAGGTACAAAACGCCCGCAACGACGTGATCGAGAGCGAGCGGGACTTGCAGGCCGCCGAGATGCGGATGGGTGAGGCGCGGGCCACCCAGTACGAGCAGCTGATCAAGGCCAGCGAAAAGCATGCCGATCAGATGAAGAACACCGCTGACCGGCTGGAAAACATCGGTGCGCAACTGGATTCGGACTTCGGGGTATCCGAGGGTCTGGCCGGCATCTTCGACAACATCACCCGCTTCGTTGCGAATCTGGCGTTCGCCCCGGCATACGGTGCGCTTTCGGCGGTGTCCGAAGCCGCCGGGTACGGGCCCGGTGAGGTGGGCGGCGGACTGGTCGGTGCGGCGGCCGGGGCGGGTGTGTTCGGCCAGCAATACCAGGTGCTGCCGTGGTGGATGCGCGACCGCGAACAGGCCGACGCCGACGCATCCGCGATCGGCCCAACCCCGCTCGGCGGCGAACGGGGTGCCCCGCTGGCCACCGGATCCGGATCCACGAATCCCAACGTCGCGACGATGGAAGCACTCGCACAGCACGCCAGCGGTGGCCAATACGACTGGGGCGGAACCGATCTAGTCAACGGGCTCGCGGACTGTTCGGGCGCGGTGTCCGAACTCGTCGCCGCTCTCACCGGGCGCGGCACGGGCGGCGGGCGCCTGTTCAACGCCGGGCCGAGCACAGCGGCGGATCTGGAAGGGCTCGGTTTCCAGCCGGGATTTCAGCCCGGTGCGATGAACGTCGGGTGGCGGGTCGGTGGCCCCGGTGGCGGGCACATGGCGGCGACGCTGCCCAGTGGCACCAATTTCGAGGCGGGCGGCGGCACGGGCGGCATCGCCTACGGTGGTCCCGCGGTCGGTGCGGCGAGCTTCCCGAATCAGATGTACCTACCGGTCGGCGGTGGCGCATCCGCTCCCGCTGCCACGGGTGGCGGGTTCGTGCCGTTGTCCGGTGATGCACTCACCAATCCTGCGCTGACGCCGCCGAGCACGCAGTCGGCGGGCGGCGGCACTGGTTGGTGGCCCAGCCTGACTCGCCCCGGCGGTGGCGGTGGTGGTGGGGCGGGCACCGGCATGTTGGGTCCCGGGTTGGCCGGCCCACCGCGGGGCCTGCCCAGCACGCTCGGATTGAGTGGCCGCGCCGCACCGTCGCAGTCGGTGGCCGGTGGCCGCGCTTTCGGGCAGGGCCTGCCCGCCTCCGGCGGTATCGGCTTCGGTGGTGGACTGGTGGGTCTGGCGGGCGGTGCCGCCAAGTCCGCGATCGCCGCGGGCGGGCTGGCCGCCGACGCCGGCGGTGGGATGGGCGGTGGTTCCGCGGGTGCGGCCGTGGCGTCCGCGTTCGCCGACATCGGCATCGCCGAACTGCAACGCGCAGCCGGCGCGGCAGGACAGTACGTCGGTGCGCTGGCCGGCGGTGCGCTGGAAACCTTCTCCCTCAACCAATCCGCGCTCGCCGACCCCGGCAGCTCGTGGCTGGGGCGGCTGGCCATCGCCGCCGCGGGGGCCCGGCCCGCCCTGCCCAACACCGCCGGGGAGATGGGCGGCCAGGAGAACCCCAACATGATCGAGGGCGGCAAACCGCAACCACCCGGGCCGATGACACCGCAGGAGGCCGACGCCGCCAAAGCTGGGGCGGCGGAAGCTGGGGCGGGCGGCGCCGATAACAGCACGACCTTCAACAACAACGTCACCATCAACAACCCGCAGACCAAAAACGTGCCCAGCAGCATGGGTCAGGCCCAGAACGCCCTGATCGCCCAGCAGGCCGCGAGGCAGCCGCGGTGAGCACGCGATGACCGCGACCATCGTCTACCCGCAGGGCCCGGTGACCCCGCATGGGCGCTATCACATCCGCAAGGGTGACCTGCCGATGGTGTCGCTGCAGTCCTACAACGATGCCATCGTCATCTGGCTCATGGGTGGCCAGGCCATCCCCGACCCCACCCGACCGGAGTCGGTTCAGGTCAAAGACATCCGCGGCCTGATCGCCCCGTGGGAGCTGATCGAGCAGCACGGCGCCACACAGGACGGCGTCACCGTGGTCGACGCGCTCTACGGCCCCACCGAGGTCGACGTGGACGTGGAGTTGTTCGCCCGCGACTCCAAGCACCTGCGCCGGCTGCGCCGGCACCTCCTCGAATGCCTCGACGCGTGGCTGCGCAGCGAATTCGGCTGGATGACGCACGAATTGGGCTATTGGTGGGCGCCGATCCGGTGGCGTCAGAAGCCCGACAATTCCGAGGCGCCGCCGCAGCAGGCCACCCAGTCGTTGACCCTGATGCTGCAAGCGGATTCGGGGTTCTACCAGTCCTACCCGGACGTCGACGAGTTCGGATTCCTCTACGAGGACATGACCGACACGTTCACGTTGAACCGGTCTGCTCAGCATGATCTCGGCCCGGATTGGCCGATGCTTTACGGCGGCAACGGAATCGGCTACCTGTACAGCAACGGCCATCACGCTTTGTGGAATGACGACCCTGACAGCATCTTCTTCACCGGCACCCGCCGCGTCGTCTGCGGCCCGTACCTGGGCTACAGCACCGCGAGTGATACGCAAGAGGTCAGCATCGTTTTCGACTCCACGCCGGAGTTCACCGTGGGATCGGGTGCGGCTAACGATCTTTGGTGCCGGATGGGCCGAAACCCGGACGGCACCTGGAACGGCACCGGGATCCGGGCCCGCTGGGGCTGGGGCTATCTGCAACTGTCCTACTTCGTTGATTTCGCCGAGTTGGGCAGTCACACCGAACTGGAGATCATCCCGCCGATCGGCGGTGAGCGGTTCACGATGAAAGCGGGCGTCGGCGGCAACCCGCGCCGCTTCCAACTTCTGCGCGGCACGTTGGTGATGATGGATGTCACGGAGCCGTCCGCCGGGTCACGGCTGGGCGCGGATTATCGCGGCGTCGGGTTCGGAATGCAGGGCGGCGCGGCTGTCATCACGCAGGCCACGCCGGGCGGTGTGCGCGAGTTCGCTTCCGGGGGACCGGTTCTTGATGCGTTCTCCACCGACATCGCTTTCGGGCTCGGTGCGAGCTGGCCGCTGCGCTATGAAGGCCACAACGACGCCTACGTCCGCACGATCGCCGGCGAGGTGCAGTGGATCGACAATTCGGGCACCGCGACCCAAGAGGTCGTGTGCGGGCCGTACCGGGACTTCGACACCGAAACCGATAACCAGGTCGTCGCGATGGTGCTGGGCAGCTTCCCCGAGTGGTCAGCACCCGAGTCGGGCGCTAACGACTTGTGGGGTCGCATGGGCCGAAACCCGGACGGCACCTGGAACGGCTGCGGGATTCAGTTGCGTTGCACGCGAAGCGAGGTGATCCTGACGGCGTGGGTCGATTTCGCGATCGTGTGGACCCGCAGAATCATCAACTTTGTGACGCCGTTCCCCGGCGACAAGTGGACACTGGTGTGCGGCTATACCGGTAATCCGCGGCTTTTCAAGGTGTACCGCAACGGGTCAACAGTCTTGGAGCACAAGGAAAGCGGCACCGCGTCGCGTCTCGGACCGGACTATCGGGGCATCGGGTTCGGGATGCGCGCCGGGGGTGCGCTGATCACCCAGGCCACCCCGGCGATCGTGCGCAAGATCAGCGCGGGCGACAACGCCGAAGTGACGCAGTCCGGTTTCCTCGAACGCCACAACGCCGGCGACCAGATCGCCTACGACGCCTACACCTGCTACGGGCCCGGAATCTTCGGGATCGCCAATGGGCCCAGGTCGACCGAGGTGGTGGAACTCGGGCCGCTGGCCCCCGGCGAGGTCGCGCACATCCGCACCGATCCGCGCCGCGGTGGCGTGTTCGACTACACGCCACGCACCGGCAACGACACCGCGCCGGTGTTGTTCGGGGCCAACCCGACCGACACCATGTACCGGAAGATGAAGGGGCGCTTCACGTTCGCGTGCGCGATCCCGCCCAAGGAACCGGGCATGCGGGTAGCAGCACAGCACGTCGCGGTGTCCATCACCGGCGGTAACGCCGATTCGCGGATCATGGCCAGCCTCACGCCGTTGCGGCGGTACCCGCAGTGAGCAGAACTGCGCGGTGAGCACCGCCACGAAAGCGCGCTACGAACTGGTCGAGGTGCTGCACACGCAGCTGCGCACCGGAACACTGGAGCAGCGTGCGGCCGCGGCCGACAAGCTCGCCGAGATCAAGACCGAGCAGCAGACCGAGATCGTCTTCACCCGTTACGACAAGTTCTGGCGGCGCGCGGGACAGATCGGCGACTACACGGAATTGACAGCCGGCATTCCGCGCAACCTCACGCCGACGTGCGATTTCGAGCTCAAGGGCGGCGACGGATTCTCACTCGACGGCCCCGCCGCACCGGACCCGAACATCCCCGCGCTGCGCAAATGCCGCAAGGAGCTGGTCGGCATCACCGTCGAGGTCGGGCCGGTGCGCTGGGCCGGATTCGTCGACCACACGAAGTACAGCTTCCGGGGTGGTAAGCGCACGCTGACAGCGAATTGCCTTGGCATATTTGACATTTTGTCCTACATTCACGTGCTGCCGACGTGGTGGTTACCTATCCAGGCGCAGCCGATTTCGCATGCCGTGTTCATCGGCCCCATTGTCAGCTGCATCGAGTCGATGATCGCCGAGCAGGCGATGCGTTTGCAGTCGGGGATCTGGGAGTTCGTCAACCAGGCCGGGTCACTCAACCCCGACATGCGGGCCTGGTTCGGCACCCTGCTGCAATCGGGCGGCAACA